AAGAACAAAGTTGACTATGAATCTGGTCCTAACTGGGGTGCAATAAAATGAGTTATAATTTTAAAAATTACGAAAAGTCAGACATTAGAAATTTAGTGATGGCTATTAATGTTCTAGGAAAAGATTTAGTAGGTTTAGAACTTGGTGTTCTTCAAGGCTCTAGTTTAATGACTATTCTCCATAACTGTAGCATAAAGAAATTATATGGTGTTGATAGTTGGAAAGGGTATTCTGATTATCTTGGTGCAAAACCAACTGGAAAACCATTCTACACTATATCTCCTGAAGATTCTGAATTTAACAAACTAGTTACTCTTCATAGAATTAAACATTCAAATATGGAAGATAAAGTTGTTATAATGGATGAAGATTCTTTAGAAGCAGTAAAAAAAATAGAGGACAAAAGTTTAGATTTTATATTTTTTGACGCTATGATGACCGAGGAACAAACTTATCAAGAAGCTTTAGCTTATTATCCTAAAATAAAACCAGGAGGATATTTTATGGGAGACGATGCTACTGCAAGTGAACAAGTCATTATGCCTTTGACCCGGGTATTAAAATACTATAATAACTCAAATCCTATTCAAACATATGGAAATTCTTTTATGTTTAAGGTATAAAATGAAATTAAATTATGGCTTATTTAAATGCAAACATACCGGTAGAGTACGCACAAATCAGGAGAGAATATTTATATGATCTTAAGAAACATCATGGAGAA